AGGTGGTGGTCGTGTGCGAGGTGGTGGCGGAACCTATAGTTAGATTAATATTCTCGTGTAATAATAAATGGCATATCAACTCCAACCTGGTCTCTCAATTGTTGAAAACGCTGGTGCCCTTCCAAGTGTAAAAGCGACTGATGAGGTGTTTGTTTACCCTCAGCCCAGTCAATTAAATTATGGTTCTCGCCCCAATACCATGCTTTATGGAACTGCTCCATACAAGGCTGGTAAGGGTTCTCCAGCAGAATATATAGAAACATCCGATCAACTTCGTCCCCAAGCTACTACCCGTTTCAATAAGGTCATCGTACCCACATATGAACGTAATCTATTCCCCCTCACCAACATGGATTGCAAAGTCCCTCTTCGTACCAGATCATACGAACCTTCGAGTACTCGTGCCGAGCTCCAGAATGGTTTATTTGACCAGAGGTATATTAATAAAAATGTTAACAAGAAGTAAGAATGGCTGATCCAGTTTCACTCATCGCCGTAGCCGGACTCGTCTATGCTGGACGTTCTCTCAGTAAAAAACCCGAAAAATATACACCTTTATCTGAAAGTCCCAAAGAATCTCCATCTGCACCCACCCAATTTATTGATTTCAAGGAGAATGATTTCGTCTCCCGAGTGGATGCTCCACAGAAGAGGGAGGTTGAAAGTTTCGCAGATATCTCCAGGCAACAGCGCAGTGGTGGTCAGGAAGTTTTAGATTTACGTAATCGTATGAGTGATCGAGGTCGGATGAATAATCTCTCCCCGGTTGAGAAACAACTCGTTGGTCCTGGTCTCGGTGTTGGTGCGCACACCCCAGCTGTTGGTGGCTTCCAACAATCATTCAGGGTTAACCCAATTAATGTGGGTGAATACAGGCTTACTACATTACCAGGACGTAGTGGCCCAGCTCAAGATGTTACTGGTGGTCGTTCGGCGAAGGTTGGTGAGTTGACACACAATAAACCAGCTACAACTGCTCATCTTCCCAGTCGTTTACCCGCCATGCCTGGCCGCGCCCAAGGTATGTCCGGTGTCGTACCCCGCAATGAACATGAAAGAACTAAGAGGACTACCAACCGATCGGAAACCGGTGTTCGCACTGATGGGTTAGGTTTCAATGGTGCCAGGCGCTTCATACCCGCTCAGACTGTTGTACAAAATCCTACGAGGTTCAGGACTGATCGCAACGATGAACAGTACATCTACAACAACCAACCCACTCCAGGTATTACCAACTTTGTCGGTGGGTACACTAACAGTGCGGCTGCGCAGGTTAATGCTAGGAGTAACGAAGAGCTCATGAAGTACGGTTTCCGTCCCGAGGATCGTCGTGGTAAACCTAACCGTATGGGTAACGCTGGTCGCATGAATGTTCGTGAGAGTGCTCTCAAGCAAGGTGGTAAGCTTACGGCGGTTCGATCCGATACGACCCGCATCGATGGTCGCATCAACCCAGCTAGTGGTGGTTGGACACAAAACTACAAGAATAACGAGTATCATCAGTTCAACGCCTATAAGGGTAATGAAAATCCCAACTCCAGGCGTCTCGACATTGCCAAGACACAGCTCCAGAATAATCCTTTATCCCATAGTCTTTCTCAGTAAATTTCATACCGAATTAGACAAAAACATTCATTAAAATATTGTGCCTATATTTTAATGAAGGTCCATACCTTGAACATAGATAGCAGCCAACGTCAATCGAATGTGTATCTACACGCCAATACATACGTCATTCGTTTAGAAAATCCAATTTATGACGTGTCTCAAGTTAAGTTGGTTTCTGCTCGTATACCCACGCCACAATTGACAACATGTGCAACAAACAAGAGTTTCAGTGTTGATGGAACAGTAATCAACTTAGATGAAACGAACTACTCTTCTGGGACAGAATTGGCCTCTGATCTCACCATTAAACTTGCACCACCCGAATCTAATGTGGATTCTGTTGTATTTGATACCGATACAAATGGTCTAGTATTCTCTAATACCATCGCGGGTGATAATGATTTCACATTCGAATTTCACGATGGAACAAACGGATACACGAGTACTTCATCCTCTGTGACGACCCCACACCAAGTTTTGGGGTTTGGTTCGGTTGATCATGCGTCCACGAATAAAGTGCTCAAATCTGGTGCTATTAATCTAAAGGGTCCTAATTCTCTAGTACTCAAGGTGACCTCTGGATCTGACGGTTTTGATCAAGATATATATACATCTACACCCTTCTATACCGGTCATATACTTCTCAGTGGTTCAGATGTTATAAACTTTAATGGTGCGGATGATCCACTCGTGCATCATTTTCATTCTGGTTCACAAAAATTTATAAAGGAGCTAACAATTGAATTTTTTTATATGAGCCATGGGCGCCTCATACCGTACGATTTCAGGAATCAAGATCATGTATTAAAATTCGAAGTGACGTGTTCAACTGATAAGCTAGAGAATCTTACAAAGGTTGAAGTAGATAAAGTTTTACCGAAAAAGGAAGAAAAGTCGTTAATAAGCATTCCAAAGGAATTTAAGAATCCTTATAACCGTGAGGTGTTTATTTATATTGGTGTAATCACCTTCCTGGGTATATTACTCATCTCTTTTATGAAAAAGAGAGTTTAGCGGGAGACAGCGTAGACAGGCTGCGCGGGCTTGGAAACACGAGTAGAAACACCGGAGATGAGCATGTAGACCACGATCGAGAGGAGAGTGGTGAGGACAGCGGTGAGCGCATACTGGGCACCACCGTTCTTGGGTACCTTAATGACCTGGCTGATGGTCCAACGGACAACATCCATCCACGACATGGCAGCGGCGAACGAGAAGCCCGCTACGATCGCGTTAAGAGACTGGGTCTCGAGTTCCTGGGTGACAAGATTGACAGTCTTAAGAGCAGCCTTCATTGTGATTTGTATACTATAGCATGGGAAAATATTTTACTCTGGAAGTAACTCTTCTTTATTAATTTTTTTGTATCTACTTTTCCTGAGTATTTTAGATTTTGTGAACAACGGCTCATCATCAGAGGAGTCCGTGTCCGAATCCCCATCACTTGCCAATACGGTTAGTTTAGTTTTCGTATCCGAAAAATTCCAACCATCAGGCTCCCATACCGTCATCCTTATTAATAGCGTTTTTTAAGATTTGCTCAGCTGGATTGCGCGGTTCCCATGCATCCCATGTATCGTACGCCTGGTTTACTTGAATGTACCTAGGATCATTTCCTGCGTAGCGCTCAAATGTGGGTAATTGATTATCTGGAACAACCTCGAAATCCTCTCCATCGGAATCGTCTTCGTCGTAGACATCTGGAAACAAACTTCCTGTCGCCTGACCAACCTTATGCATAGCACAATACCTAGATGAGTACTCCACGTCTTCTGAAAGAATTACATTTCTTCCACAAGCTTTAGAATACTCTGCTGCGAGTACTACACTCTGCTCAAGAACTGGCATGACAATATCAACCATAGCATTCATATAGTCTTCCGCCTGTTTATTAGCCTGTTGGACATCGTTATCGAATCCAGTCTTCATTCTATTTAATACTTATAATTAAAAAGTGTTTCGGATTTTCCCCCACACACTCTTAAAACGTTGTAACTGGTGGCGTACACACGAATTTGTCGTGCGAAATCTGGACATGATGTCATACTTAGGTTCAAAATTGGCTCTTTTATCAAATTGAAATTTATTTGTCCAGTTGGATACCATTCTTCTGGCTGTAATGCGAAACTGTATGAATAGAATCGCCTGATGAGTTGTGTTTTTGAATGGTGAATAGCTCCCTGGATCGCCTTTAAAAAGATGACATTCCCTGTATCCTTCGTGATTATATCTTCACCATCAAATTGTAACGTGAGATGATCTAAATTCTCGTACAGAATCAACTTCCCGTTTTCAACATTTGATGTGTTATCATAGTCGAATGGGGTTACAAAGTTCCCCTGGAGAGTCGTATCAGCTGCGTTTACATTACTACCGTGGCGCTGAATAACAAAATGAAGCTCTTTTACTGGGTTGAAAAAATCAAGCTTAAACGACCCTTTATTTGTATCTACACCAACTTCGAATGTATTCTGCTGAACTTGCGTGATGAGATAATCTCGTGATAACTTTTGCATCTCTATCCGCTCTACTGAGTCAAGAAATACTACTTCTGTGCAAAGTGAAAACTCCTTGATTTTAGGTTTAAGAGCCTCTAGAACACTCGGTAAGTTGGTACGAGTCCCCGTTATATGAACAACCAAATCTTCAACACTTCTTAACTTGAATTCAACTTCGACTTCTTGGTGTTTCATGGCACACATGGGTACAGCCAATTCTGGGTGATTATAGAAATAAAACGGTATATCCACAAAAAATTCTTCATCTGTATCCAACCCCAACGTGTTATGGATGATGATTCCACTATTATTTTCAACTTCAGAAACTCTTTTGAATGTAGTTCTCAATGGATATTTACCTACGAGTTGTTCGAGTGCTTTCTGTTTTGTCTGTGTCATAAACTGTTCCGAGTAAATCTGAAGATAGTCACTCGTGATTCTTTCTATGACCCTCCCACCTATGAGTAAATCTACGTGCTCGATGAGAGCGTGTCCTACTGACTCGATATATACCATGTTCTGATCGAGTTGTGGAAGTTTACACTTGAGGGATACTGTCTGTAAAAGATCTCCTTCGTTCTGTGGAATTTTGAATCGTACCTTTCTCCCAAAGGTTGCCTCACTTTCAGGGTCTATGTCAACATACTGCCTCGAAAAATTGGAATGTTTTTTGAATTTTTCTAGAAAGTATGTGTAGTCTGGGTTTATCGTGAAATACTTTTCTTGTGGTCCAGTTGCTTCCAATTGGAGTTTACCAGCCATTCCTATTATATCCACCTAAAATATTAATCCTGCTAAACCACTCTGTATCCTTAACACGTTATAGTTTACTGCGTATACTCGTGTATTATTCGAGTCCGTGGTATTCAGTGGATTAATTTTGATTCTCAAGAGTTTATGTGCTATACGACTCATGTTTACTTGACCAGTTGGATAATGTACCTCGGGTTTCAATGAAAAGGAATACATCCCAAACTTAGATGGTCCAAATGTATATGATTGTTTATTAAAAATACCACCAACATTAACATGTTTATCGAGGGGTGAGTTAATATGATGTTTCAATGATTGTTCATACGCTAAGAACTTTTCATCTCGATTGAAAACAACTTCATTGTTAAATCGTAATTCAACATTTGTGATTGTATTGTATTCATTTGGGTAGTTATTCTGTACAGATTCTTCAGATTGTGATACAAAGAACATTTCCTTCACTGGGTGTGAAAATTTGAGTAACACATCCTTTTCATTTTCATCGGGTTTCATCTTAAAATTGGACACTTGCACTTGTGTGATTATATAATCGATGGGGTTTGACTTTAGGAAGTTACTTTCATCGGGGGTCACGTACACGAATTCAGTGTCAAGAGAAAACTTATTGATAGTTCCAGAAATATCCTGTTCATACGAAGGTCCGTAAAGACCCTTACCACCATATATGAGCTCTGTCAGTGGTCGAGTTTTAATTCGAACTTCTACGAGTTGTTTAGTGAGTGCACAGGTTGGGATGGCGAGGGTTGGGTTTCTGTAAAAATAGAATGGTAAATCCAAGAAGTATGTGTACTGTCCTTGGTAACTCAGGATGTTCCCATGCCCATTTAGGAAGTATAGAGTTTGCTCAATATCATCATTTGTGTTATTGAGTTGCTGATGTAAATAGATGTACTCTCCCGTGATTCGTTCAATAATTTGTCCACCAATAACTAATTCAGCATACTCTATGAGATGTGTCATGATTGAAGGGGACCAGACGGTGTCGTTACGACCCGCTGTATCAGGTGTGGGATCACTGAGTGTAACCTTTAGGGTCATATTACGAATCAAGTCACCCTTATCGTTTGGAATACTACATTCGAGGATCTCACCGAAATCTATCTTACCATCAAACTGACTCTCTATCGTATCTATAGCAAACTTCGTATGTTTTTTGAAATTCATCAGGAAATACGAGAACTGTGGTTCACCTGTCAACCACTGATCCTGAACACCCGTGGCGGCAAGTCTCAGACGACCAGCCATTCCTACTGTATATGAGTAAAATTTTGTTAAAT